CTGACTTTATTGTGTGCGGGGCTATAAGAGTTCCTACTAAGGCAGCTCTAGAACCATTTATGAAGACCTTTGACGACGATCCGCCTGTCGCTATTAACGCTGTTGCATCGCAAAGATGTCCAGTCGCTATAGAATCTACTCCCGCTCTTGCTACTCCTGGCATGTATAATTCTTTCCTTGGTGGGTGGTTGTGCCTAGCTGAAATTGAATATCCAGCTAGGCAATTTTTATATCACGCTGCTTCGAGCGATTCTTCCGCTATGATAAACTGTTTCACGAGACCAGATCGAACAATGTCATCAATGCCGAATTTAACGGTACCAAAGCATTCACTGCTCATTCGGTTGACAACTCGCATGAAATACTGCAATCCAGAAACATCTGCTCTATTTTTGCTGTCTGTTAAATCATCTTGGCGAGTGTCGCCGCAGAAAAGGATTTTCGAATTTTCGCCAACACGGGTCATTATGGTGCGAAGTTCTTGGCTGTTCATGTTCTGAGGCTCGTCAACGACAATAATAGCATTATTAAAAGTCAAGCCTCTGATAAATGAAGTACTCATAAACCGTATTGATTTCTTTTGCTTTAGGATAGAATAAGCATCGCCTCTATCGAAAAGATCATTTACTATATCAATATATGGCTGTTCAAAACCTGACATTTTCTCTGGTCCGTCTCCAGGCATGTGCCCCTGATCTCGGCCTTGCACCGATGATCTTATAATGATAACTTCCTTATATAGGTTATTCGCTAAAACGTCTTTGAGAGCTAGATAAAGAGAAATGTAAGTTTTTCCGGTACCTGCTGATCCTATTGCTAGAATATTTTTACCTTGTTCGTAGAGATCGAATAGAACCGATTGGTTTTCTGTCATGGGTTTAATTTGCTTCATAGCAAATTTAGTATCCACGAGGTAGTTTTTTTCTCTTTCTACTTGAGTTCTCTTTGTTTTTGTAAGACGTTTCTTTGACATAGGTTATTCTCCTATTTAATGTTTAAGGGATTAACGTGCTTTTCACCAAGTGTTTATATTATCGCGTTTGTGATGGTTCTGTACTTCTCTAAGCACGTCTCTAAAGCCATCGTCTGGCTTTTTCTTTCCAATACGAGTGGGATCGGACACTCCAGGGAATTTGTTAAAAACTTGTTTGTGTGTGGGGTTTGCGGATAGGTAATCATCCAATTCGGCAAATTTAACATTCACCTCAAATATTTTATCATTAGTTGTATCTTTGATACTGTATATTGGCATTTATTCTCCATTCCTATATCTATATTTATAATGTATCATACTACTAATTCGTAAAATTCTTTCCAATTGTTGATTCTTTTTACATCATCGATGTTTTCGTGATGTTTATTGTAATCATGATTTAGCAAATAGCAATCGAGACCAAGTTCATACCCCATCATCGAATTGCTAGGATGATCTTCAACCCAAGGTATTCCGCTATCTTGATATTCCTTCAGGATAGGATACTTGTTTTTGCTAGTTTCTGTGCATTCCAGACGTTCGATGACTGTATTCCCGAAAAGATTTTTAAGATTTTTGAGTCTCATGGCTTTCGATTCAATGGGAAATGCACTGACGCAATGAAGAACATACCCATGTTCTTCATGCAATTTTTTTATGTACTTTATTGAATCAAAAATAGGAGGCAGTGACATAATAAGACTACTTTTATTGAAAGTGTCTATTAATTCACATGTTTTATCAGGACTCATGTCATAACGATCATGTATTTCATATTCGCCATCTATTGTTTCTGTATATCCGATCTTGATCATCCATGTTTCAAACGAATGTATCCAGTTTAAAAGAACACCATCGACATCGGCTAAGATTATTTTATTCATCATCCTGGTCGTTTTCATCGAATATAGCATGTTGTTCAGCTACTTTTTTCTTTCTCTTGTCGCGCCGGTTTTGTAATCGCTTTTCTTTGCTGTCGATGTCGGACTCGTCGTTGCTCCATTCATCATCGTAGTAGTCTTCGCGGAATTTCTTAAAGGATTTGGCCATTTTACTTCTCTTGATTGTTGAGGTTGAGTTCGGGAAAGGCTTCGGCAACTACTGCTCTGGACAATCCCTTTAGTGTTTTCTGTGCTATCATTTTGACAAGCAACTCTGCGTCTTTGTTATCAATATCTTCCAATAGAGTAATGAACAATTGTTCACGCTTTACTTGTTTGATTTGATCATACCCACCACCCTTGACAAATATGCGCAAGCGGCGAGCTTCTTTATACAACATTCCTTCCACACCCACATAGGCATTCTTTTTCCACGGTGGTGCTGTGGAAGGAATCAGTAGTTCCACTTCTGGGTTGTACATGATATTTAAAACTGTCTGCAAAGGTACGCTTGTATTTTCTTTCAAGTAATCGACCTTTTCTTGTTTACTGGGCTTTTCACAAGCTCCATTTACAATTTCGGATAGCGAAAGTTTCATCTTAGAAGTCTCCAATGTCGGTTAGGTTTAAGTTTTCATATGTTTCGGTCATTTAAAAATCTTGAATGTCCGTGATAAGATTTTTAAGTCGTTTTTCCAAGAAATAGTTAAATAATTTCGAGCGACCTATTTCTTTTTCTTTGTTGTATTCTACCAGAATTTCCTTTTTGTATTCTTCTGGAGTTTGCTCGAGATCAATTAGTACCTTATTACGAAGAAACCTTCGCTCAGTTTCTTCATCCATGTTTTCGGTGGTGCCTGAATAGAGAGCAAGGCGGTTCTTTGTCATTGGTTTTTGTCTTTCACCAACTACTAAACAGTTATCAGGAGATAGAATATTAGGAACGCCGTCGCCTGCATCGCCCTTAAGAACATGTTCGGTTAGATACTTATCCGGATCATCGTGTCGGATATATTTTTTGCGTACCGGATCATATTGCTTGACATTTGCATGTCTTTGCAATTGAATGTAGTCTTTGTCGCCTGAAAGAACAAGATATTTCTCAGCACCAGTGTTCAACGGAGTTCCGAATTCATTACAAACAACGCCGATGATATCATCAGCCTCGCAGCGGTCGATTGTAATAACCTTATACGGAAAGTTTTCCTGCATTTCATCACGGATATTGCCCATAATCTCAAACAGCGAATTCCAATCAAGTTCTGATTTTTCTCGACCGGAACGACGATTTGCTTTATAATATGGAAAGACGCCGCGTCTCCAAGAATTTTTACTGTCGCAACAAATTACCATCTCGCCGAATTCTTCTGTGAATTTTTTACGATTATGCTTAAGAGACATTAGAAACATGTGTCTTAGTAAATTTTCGTCTAGTTCTATATTAGTGTGGTTCCCGATGTTGGCAAATAAAGTTGCCAACATTACCTGGGAATAATCCATCAAAATGCTCATCTATTCATCCTCATTATTTGTATCTAATAAAGTATTATAATCTATTTTTGTCGGACTGTCAACCGAAATATTCGTTTCTTCGTCTTCTTCCGAGAAAGTATCATCTGCGAAATCCTGTAACGGGTGGTGAAGTCCACAGGATTTTAAATGAAGAGATTTAATCGATTCTGTTACTAATATCATAGAGGTGAAAAGATCGTTATACTTGCCATCAAAATCGACTCCAGATCGAGCAAGCTCTTCAAAGACATAACCGGAAAGCGATTCGGAAACATCATTTATGAAACTAGTTTTATATTCGGTGATTTGTTTAATAAAATCTTCCCGCGATTGTATATTACTAGAATCGTAGAATTTCTCTTTCGGAAATTTTATAACATTATCTCTTTTTTCATCCATCTACTGTTACTCTTTCCAATACTGATTTTAACAGAGAATCCCAGTCTTGCGTGTACTTTTCAATTGAATGGAGATTGTTCTTTGCGACGACATTGGCCATAACATGTTCGATGAAAAGAGGGTTTTCTTTCTGTTTTGTTATAATTTGAGTTGCAAAACTTAGCGCGGATGAAGCATTAGCATTCATATCTTCTGAGAATTCATACATGCCCACGTTAGATACAAACGATCCTGTTTCTGGCAATGCGCCGTATGAAGGGTAAATCGGAAACACTCCGGATAGCATTGCTTCTATTAGTGCAATGCAGCTTGTTTCTTTCCAGATCGACGGATAAAGAAAAATATGTGCCTTTTCGAGTGCTTTCATGACTTCATCATTGCTTACTGCGCCGTGGTATGTCATATGCGGATGATCTCTAATCCGATCAAAGACTGGTTGATATGGGACATCTCTCTGCTCCCATCCATAAACCCCAAAGGACGAATAGACGTCCATGTGAATATTATCGTGTAGCTCACATAGTTTATCAAAGATAGGAAGAACTAATTCAAGTCCTCTATGAGGGGTTGTATGATAAATCAAATTTATTTGATCACTTGGTTTGTCGCGACGAGCAGGCAATTTTTCAACTGCGTTCTGAATTACAGTACACTTCGAGTACGGAATATTGAAATGGTTGATGAATTGATCTCTTTGCCAGTATGAAACGAAAACTATTTTCTCGTATAGATTCCATTCTTGTTGGATAGATTGCACTGCAGGATCTTCCGATAAGTCATGACAATACAGGACGTTCGGCACATCCTCGAATAATTCTTCAGGACGCGAAAAGTGTATTGCGACATTTGCAAGCAAATCTTTGTTTACATTGTTTAAGAGGCGGGACCTCATTTGCTCAGTCCCGCCATTTGCATTTCTAGTAAGATCACTGTCAATGACCTTGCCTTTATATATAACTGACATTATATAATCGCTCCTTATTTCATTGAAAAGCTATTTTTTGCTCTATCTTTAGCTGTTCCCCGCATCAAAACATTCATTCTCACTTTGATGTGGCTCCTGTTTGTTTCAGCTTCATTGGGATTTTTGATAGTAACCCAAGGATTGCCGCCTGCGAGCCATGCGGCCTGCTTGGCGATAAGTTTGTCGCCCTCAGTACGATCTGACCTAATTGCACTAGTCAAAGATCTAGAAGTGTTGCGATGTACACCTTTGGAAGTGTATGTTTTCCCGGAAGCACCTTTTTTAGCCATGATATAATATCCTTAATATTCCATTGTTTCTAGTTCTAGTAATTGTAAATCGTGTAAAATCTTATAGTTCAAGTTTGTTAAATCTGCCTCTGGGTCGAGACGAATTGTTGCTATTAATCTGTCCATGTATAGCAGTTCTTTTCCTTGTTCCCCTGCTATTTGCATTGACTCGAATACTGTTTCGACGTCATAGGGATTTTCTAAAAAGATAACCTTCCTTTTCTTTGGCATTGACTTCCTTCCGTATTATTTTTCTTATTGTTTGGTGAAAGTCGTTAACCGTACCATTGTTATGTATCTGATACGAGCGAACGGGTAGGACATTATGTCCTTTTTCCAGTACTTCAGATTGGTGATTTAAAATGAATTTATCTTGGATATGACCATTTAAATAATTTCTAGAGTCTGAGGAAAAGGAACAGCCATCACGAAATATTTGAACGATGCAAATATTTTCCTTTCCAAGGTTATTTATAACAGGCATAACTTCCTCTATGAAACCACCGTCGCTGAAACAATAGGAAGATACACTATTAACATTTTCAGCAGTTTTCTTTCCGTAATGATCTTTACCGAATATTTTTTTAATCACGTTTTCAGAGGTAAAGATCATTGCCTCTCTGCGAGAGAAGCCACCCAACATTTCTTCGGATCGTTCCTTCATTGCCCGATTATCGTAGCCCTCGAAAAACCATTCTCTTGATACTCTAAATAAACTGATAGTGTCGGTGAATAATTCTTCTTTGAAAGAAAGATGCTTATAACCATAATGGGTTGCGAGAAACTCGCAACCTTCATCTTTACCCGATCCGGGTGGTCCGTTGAAGATTACATTCATACTAATTCAGAGAATGCTTCTTCCCATTCGCCTTCTACGATGCCAGACAGAATAAACTCTCTATCAGCATCTGTGAGATAAGGCAAGGCCTCGTTAATAGAAGAGTATCCCATTTCGTATTCTGCCAGAGAATTAGGATCTACTGGAATGTCTTTCGAGCGTGTGATACCCGTAATTGCACTTTTTCGCTTGATAATCATTATCATGTTCCTTTAATTTATTATATTTATTAGCGTTAGTGCATTCAATAGTTATATTATATACCATAAGCCGTCAAGAGTCAACCAAATAAGTGGCATCATTTGCGAAATATTGGCGACGAGAACCATTGCCGAGGGTTTTCAGTGTGCCGTCTTCGTGAACTTCGAGTTCAAGATAGCGGTAACCTTCATAATTTTTAGTTTCCATAAGAACGCCCTCGATAAAGGAACATATCGCCTCGCGTCCGTCTTCGTTGGTATCTTTTGTGGCAAGAAATTTATTGGCAGCGTTTAGAAGTTTGCCTACTTCAACAGTTTTACGTCCCATGGTTCTAAGCCTTTTCACTGGTTGATGTTATAAGATTATATTATACTAAAAGGTGGTTCTGTCAACCATGGAACCAATGCATGTTCGTCAATATCCTCAAGAAACGGTCCCCAATAATCGGCACCGTGCCATTCCGCGTAACTTTTATGGATATATTGGGGCTTATCATCGATCCAATAGGCCACTTCAATACCATGACCGGTGAGAAGATCGAGTTTGGATTGCCCGCAACAGTACAGAATCTTATCACAGACCTCGTGAAAGATGGAACATGTTATAAGTTGGTTGCGGTTGCGAGCTGTCACTCCCCATACGGGACGGTCGGGCTTGCGTAGATGCTGTAGCGCGGCCGCCCATCCCTCTGGGTCCAAAGTGAATGTGTCGTCGTAGTCCAGTGCGATAATCTTCATCTATATTCTCCTTCTGATCGACGAGATCAATAATCTTCGTCGTCGTAATCCCATCCGTCATCTTCATCTTCGTATTGCTCTTCTTCGAGGAATTCCCTGTCAATAGAATTCGGTGCTTCGAATTCCCACATATCATCGGTATTGGGTTTATCTTCCATCTCGCGGAGGGCAACGATTGCCGAATCGATCATTGTATCCATATCTTTGTCGAAGTTACCGGATGCCATGTTTCCGTTGGCGTGGTCGAACAGAATTTGCTTCACACGATCTGGGAGTTCGATGTTTGTAATGAGATAAGCAGCGGGTGCCATCCAAAAATTGCCGAACCCATTGTTGAAATAATCGTGATAGATTTTTGTAGCAGCACGCCAGATTTCGCCTTTGAGCGTTTCGCATTCGCCAGAGTCTGGAACAAGCAGGTTCAATGCCTTAGCTTCTTCCTCGTACGTGCCTTTGTTTGCCCAGTATGTCATAGTAAAAGTTCCTTTTTCAACCTTGATATAGATATATTATATTAAAGTGGTGGGCTTGTCAACCCACCAATTCAGCATCTTCATCTTCAACTTCTTCGCAATTAGCAAATGCGTTCAGCAGTTCCGCCAGTTGCCCAGCTTCTTCGCGGGTCAATTGAAGGTAGCCCATGCCCAGAGGATTTGCATGATTGGGTTTTTGCTTCGTCTGTGTTACTTGGACACACGTGCCGCGCAGTACGCCGCCTGAGAAACGAGTCAGCCCCAGAGTGTTATTTAATGATTTCAGAGTAGTAGACATTTCAGTTTCCTTTTCAACCTTATATATACATACTATACTAATTAGATGGTGCTGTCAACCTGCCAATTTGCTTTCTAACCAATTTTTCAATTCAATCGCTCGGTCTTTGGTTAGCATAATAGTTAGTTCTTCCCAACCATCGAATAGACTCAGATCAATGATATAATTTTCATCGTCTACGTGTTGATCTGCGGTGAGTGTAATGTCATTCTCATAGCATTCGGGCGGGCGTGTCATAGTCATTTTAAGTTCATCAGTCATCTGTTTCACTTTCTATTGCAGTGAGAAGTTTGGAGCCGAAAAGGTCCATCGCGGCACGATCTCCGTGTCGAACATACCAATCCTCGCCGATGTAATAATTTGATACTGTGGTAAGAACACTATATAGCAAATCTGCATTCTCAATTACTCCGTTAGAATCATGCAGATAATTAAGACAATCTTCGTCGAAGTCCTTACCGACAATTTTTGAAAGTTTTTCGGTGGTAAATCCCGCTTCGATGATATTGGGATATTCGACCTCGATTGTATTATAAACACACCAGACAAAACTACAGCGCTTTGCGTCATCGTCGTAGTAATTAATATGATCCATCATCAAATTTCCTTTTAAAATATGCTAAGCGTGATGCCGGCGTACTCGTCCATTATTTTGTCTCGTTTTTGGCGGTTCAATGTAAAGAATGCACGAGCGAGCAAATAGGCGAGATAAAGCTTTACAGGAACTTGGAAGGATTCTTTAATTTCCTGCCAAAAAGTTGGTGGCGAGATTTTAGAAAATTGATACGCCACTTCGTCTGTTAGAACATTTACTGCTACAAGTGGTAGTGGGTTTGTATTCGCAATGACATAATCTGTAAATTCTTGCGTTTCCATTACTGATTCAGTGCCGTCTCGGAAGGTTACTTTATAGGTCATCTTATAATCCTCGTTGGTTATAAGATTAATATATACTAATCACATGGTGATGTCAACCTGTTCCGCATATTTTTCTTCAAACAGATATTTTGCAAGGAAATAGGCATCGACCATATCTGATACGGGAGACCAATTCTTTTTCTCTTCTTGTCCTAATATATTGAATAAATTGAAGCCTGTTTCTTCTATGAAACTGTCCCACATTTTTTCTTTATTGGAATTGCCCTTACCTGTTGCAAATTTCTTTATAACGGTGGGCGGAGACACGATGAATGGAATATTCTTTTCGAACATCTTCTGCTTCAATGCGCCAGTATTTTCTCCGATCTGGAAAACGAGACCTCTGGCACCAAACGCGTATCCTTCAAGACAAACATCATTGACGCTTGCGGAATTGAGAATGTCAATAGACCAAGAAGAAAGGTTGTCAAATCTTTGCTCTGGTTGTTTCCATTCTTTATGTAGAGAACCCTTGACTTGATCTGTAACAACCAAGTGCTTATCTTTGTGGACAATATAGTGAAAAGTGCAATTTTTAAGTGACCATTCTGCGCCGCTATGGACGCAAATTGCTGGACTGGTCATTGAGTAATCTATCCCTGCTATAATAGCAACCATTGAAAATATCCTTATATTGATTCATATAAAGATATTTATCAGTTAATTTCTTCCGAGATATAAGTTGTGATTACGCGATAAAGTCGTCAAAAACATAGCCTGGTTCGTCCATCATGTGTTCTTTAGTCCGATTTCCTATAATAGCCGCCAGCTTTTCCAATGCACCAGGTTTCAGGCTTTTGACATCAGTACCACCATAATGCAGAAAGCAGTTAATGTCCTCTTCAGTAAAAGTCATAGTGACTGTCATGCAGATATCATTCATGTCGCGGTATCCTTCAACCATTGTATAATTTCTACTGCTGTTGGCTCTCTCAAATATTCACAAGTAACAGGTCCGAGACAGTAATAATCGCCCCAGGCTGTTTCCATCGCATCATATTCAGTCAAGGCTACTACCTCGGCGCCGGTCATTCTTACATTTCCGCCGCTTTCCGTGGTCCATTCGACCTCATATACATTAAGACCTTTCATAGCTTACCGTCGCCGAAACCGCCAGCGGTATTTTCTATTTCCGAAGCAAATTGTTCATAGCCTCCGATGTGGCGATCGTGCCAGAAAATTTGCGGGATGGTTTTATATGATGAGATTTTGGAAAGCAATTCCTCTTTAATATCAGGTTCATCTACATCGTGCCAGGTGTAGTCTAAACCATAAGAATCTGCTAGTCGCTTTGCCCTTAGGCAGAAAGAGCACATTTCGTTGCCGTAAATTTTAATCATATAGTGTCCCATCCTGTGTGCTCGAATCTAGGATATACTGATTCGACTTTTGTCTTGCCGTCTGGTGAAAACGTGCATAATTTGTACTCATGTCCGTCTCGATATACGCATTCGAGAGTAGTGCCTTTGGAGCATTCTATCTTCCAAGAATCCACCAAATGGCAATATCCTATAATTTCCTGATAGTGTTCTTCCATCAAGGTATTCAGCTCGTGCTGTAATGCACCAGATAAATTTGGTTGGCGCATATCTCGTTTATCTATAGTAAATTTCAATTTCGTCCTTCTCTCGAGTATGACCATTTATCTATTATCTATTATTTATCATGTCTTTCTTTAAACTCGCCACACCAGTCAATGTGTGAAGTATAAGGAAAAATATCAGAACCTCTGTCCGATTTATGGATTGGAGGATACCTATGACATAGGCCCTTGTAATCATCATTCCTATCTTTTCGCCAGAAATAACAATTCGAGCAAATTATCTCAATTTCCATTATTCATCCCTTCCAAAAATAAATCCAATTTTATCGGCAACATCACCGAAGTATTTCATGCGAATTTGTTTCACGCGAGACCGCATGGCATATCTACTTTCGGGCTTTTTCTTACTTGGAATTCTGTCCCAGATATCATCTTCGATAAATGTAGGTTCGGTAACTCGTTTGTAAAATACGCCGTACTTATCTTCATCAGGATAAGCAGTTTCGAAGTCAATTCCTTTTTCAGCAAGCATCTGAACTTGATCTAAACGATTTTTCTTATGCATTGACTTGGCAGAATTGTGTGCTCTACAAGCCATGCTCACGGAGTTTTTTCGCGCATCGAGTGCTCTCCAAAGAATGGCATTTGATGCTTCCATTTTAGTTGGAACATTCCATGATCGACAATCGAATGCTGGCAACTTATCTCCGCCAAAAACGCTATAGAACTTAACCGCTGCCATTGAAGCAAGAACACTATTCAATTTATGCATCTTACCATCGAAGATAATTGAACCATTCTCGTTGGCATAAAGAATTAGACTGATTTCGTCTGATTGGACATATCCAACCTTGGCATGAGTCTCTTCTACAAGATAAGCACACGTTTCACGCATCGCAGTTGAGATACGCGAATCAAAAGGCCGTTCGCAGCCCTTGGTAAATTTACTAAACGAGCGACCATCAATACGGATACAGATTGGCAACGAGACATCAAGTTTGGGTGATGTTCCTTGCGATTCATACCATTTCATTCTGTCGCCAAATTCGTCGGTCTTTTTCATTAAACAATTTCCTCATTTTCGCGGGCAAATGCACAGGCTAGTTCATACGGAACCTGAAATGATACAGCAGGAAAGGGTCGCGTGCGAGCATTAATAGCTGTGCTAGCGGCAGGTGATACTGCTTCAAAAGTAAGAGTTACTTCGCGTTTTCGTTCGGCTGTTACTTCGTGAAGTTTTTCCTCCCTATAAATTCTAATCTGGATTTTACGAGCTGCTTTCAGGATTTCATCATCAGTCATTTTTGTTTCCTTTTCATGTCGTTAACGATAGCAAATGATAGAGAGTTCGCCGTACGGATAGCCTGCCTCTGCGCCAGAAAAAATTTCCAAAGAAATACTGGGATTGCTACTAGGATTAGAAAAGTGTGCTTACCAAAAGTGTACTCACCCGTCTCGCTTCCTAATACCGAGCATTCGCCGATATCAAATTCCACACAGTCAATCTCGCAAGGCATTTCCATCAGTCCCTTTGTATCAAAACCATCTTCGTCCAAATCTTTACGGGCTGCCAACTCCGTAGCGTGCAGGGTTACCGTGGATGAACCGTCGCCGAGGTCGTCTGTTCGTGTCCAAATACTTATCTTCATTGTTGTTCCTTAAAAGCTTCACGGGCATTGACTTCATCATCATCCCAAAATTCATTAAAAATATTATCTTGTGTTTTACGCCAAGCCACTTGCGCATCGCAGCCTTCCTTCCATGGACATTGCATCATCACAGACATTGATTCGGCTTGGACCAACAGTTTGGCATATGCTGATTCAAGCTCTGCATGCCGGACTTGCAGGTTCTCAAGATCTGTCGCCGCGTTCGAAACCGTCCCGTATTGTGCATTGATGATCGCACTCAAGGAATTTATTCGGGCGATCGTTTTCTCTTCCTGGGTCAATGATTGATATTCTTCGTATTCCATTAAGTATTCTCCACTTTATGTCGGTTGGCTGCTTTAACGGCTTGTTCCACGCTGTCAAAATCGCCCATTGTTCTCGATTTAAAGAATAAGCGTGGGTCTGGGTGTCCAATTTCATAAAAGCCGCTGTATATATGTCCAAAATTACATTCTGATGGTTTAGTCCAAACCAGCTCGGGAATTGTATCAGGAATGGAATTTATAGTGGACAGAACAGAAGTAATAGCCGACTCAAGCTCTAAGAATCGCTCCCGTTGCTGCCCTGCATCTTTTTCGAAAGCCAATCCAATTTCTTTGGTGGTAACAAGTTCCATCTGAAGTTCCGCAATCCGTGCTTCGGCAGTTTTACGTTCAGCCGTTTCTTGGTCCCATGCCGTATTGCACATCCGGACTGTAGTTTCCAAAACCTCAATTTGTGCTAAGTAATCCTCGCGAAGCGAATCTGATACTGCTCTGCCATTGCGCTCAGCAGTTATGGCGCTCATGGCCATGTCAAACCTTGGTAGATTGGGATTTCCGTTCCCCTTGTAAGTCTTAAAAGCGTTTGCTATCAGGGCTTCGTTTTGAAAGGTTAGCTTCTCAACCAGGCCTTCTGCTATTTCGCGGTCAACTTTAGCAGCTTCTGCGCGAAATGTTTCTTCCTCGCCCTTGCGGGGTCCTAGTCCCGCGCCGCTCAAATCCCATTTTGCCATTAGATCTCTCCCGTTAAAATTTTCAATTATATAAACTAAACTATACCATTAGACATGCATTGTAAACCATTAAATTTAAACTTCTACTTCATGAACCAAGTCGTTGGTGAAACTGTCGTGCTCTGATGTCATTTTAATTGCAGTTACAGGGTCGTGTCCTTTTTTCATATAGTCGCATGCGTAGTCTTGACCGGAACCCATGAAAATCCTAGGCAATTTATGATTGATTGGCAAGAGTTTTGCTTTGATTGACATTACAGAGAAAGGTTTACGAAAGAGTTGCAACCTCTTAATTTTGGAATGGAATTCGTAGACCTTTGGCTTGGACTTGCGAATGACTATGACATGAGATAGTGAATCATCGGCGTTTGAGAAACTATTGCCATTGTCGTTGTCAATGAAGCAGAAGAAAGTCCAGCCTAAAAATTTAAGAGACATTTCATGAAGCAGATCCCGCATCAAGTCAATCACGACCACCGAACCTGTGCCGGCGCAAGTGTTGCCATTCTTTTTCCATATCTTGGCGCCGGTAAAGGTGCCTATAATCTTGCCGTCGACGTCCACGTTACTAATTTGCGTGTCAGTATATAGCTTCTTATTCTTACCATCAAAAATAATCGTAGTCATTTAGACAGCCTTTTCAAAGAAGAACCCATCATGTATCTCCGAACTTTTTCTTGAGGCGAGCATATTCTTTACGCTCTTTTGCTTCTTTGCTGGTAGTAACTTTTGAAGGAATTTCGTCTCGCATTATGACTGGTGCATACAACAATCGCACGTGAACATTGTCTTCGCCCATATTCTTCCACCTTGGCATGTCCTGTTTCATGGACCGAATAAAGCACAACTTAGCGTATTCAGGAGTTTTTGCCGTAACAATTTCTTCGCAGTAGTCACTCGCCGCAGGACCGGAATATCCGTACACAAGATATTCTGTATATTCTAGCATGGTTGTATTCCTTAATAGGTTCCGTTATATATATAACCTATACCATTGGACATGCATTGTAAACCATTAAATTCACATTTTTGTTTTCATGCCGTGCTTTTCAGAAGTCTGGTTGAACTTATCGGTTACTGATTTCTCGATTGAGATATCAATGCCCTCTTTTTCGACGGCATTAGTCAACAGAGAAAGAACAATTACAACATCGCCGATTTCCTCTTTCAGATTTTCAATGTACTTTTCTGTGTTGTGTCCGTTTCCTTTAATAGCATTGAGTGATCTGTAGAGTTTCTTGATAGCACCCAAAACTTCGCCAGTTTCTTCGCCCAATTCAACCGCATGAAAAAGCATATCTGTTTTCTCAGAACCTGGCCATTCGAGTTGGCGCTCTTTATTTTTATCTTTCAAGTTCTCAAAAAAACTCTTTGATGTTACTTCATTCATATTTAACTCCTTTGGTGTGTTACTTTTCTACTACAGGAATAAACACCTGACAATTCTTAGCGAACCACTTGCAAGTATTGCCCGTATCTTCTCCAGTAATGCAATTGGCATATCTTGTCACGCGTAAGAGGGCTTCCTGAAAACCTTGCTGTCTGCCTTGCTCAAAGGCATCGGCCAAATCATCTGCGAGTTGTTTATCCATCACTCACACTCCTTCGAATCAACCAGAGTGGCTTTATAATAACCATACCCGGCATCCCGCAGAACTCTCGAAAGTGCCATTTGAGTCGCATCTGCTTGATTCGCTGCCTCTACAATTTCCGAACCGTTCGGTTGACCTGTTCGCGACCAATTGAGCGAAAAACTTTTCATTATTTGTAATCCTTATATGCAAAACCCATGCAATATTTGGTTATAATTTTAGGTTTAATCTCTTCTGCGTAGCAAGGCGTCAGTCCATGGAAATTATCTCTAATTACTTGCATGGCTTCTTCTTTGCTGTCAGCGTAAACCCACTCTTCTTCATCAACATCTTTTTTACAGAATACCATCCACTTTTTACTCATCTTCATCAAACCCATATTCGCCCATCTGATCGCGCAGATACTTTTCAGATTTATTAAGCAAGCCCAATCGCAGATCATAGTCCACGCATTGACCTGAGATATACGACGGATGCCATTGAAACCCGAGTTCAAATCGATTGGATTCGAGAACTCCTAATTCGTTATTGAAGCGAACCATATTTGCTTTGAACTTATCATAATCTTCGACATAAAGTTTCTGGAACCAATAGTTTTTATTTTCGAGCGAGAAATAAGATTGCAGCCATTTTTCCGATACGGCACGTATAGTACGTTCGCACATCGATTTTAGTACCTCTTGTTGACGAGGGGTTTCTTGCACCTCATTCATCGTATCAAAGGATTCTTTAATCGAGTTCCAATCTTCCTGTTCGTAATCTTTGTATCCCTTTCCTGACATACGTTCCTTGTACTCTTTGGCCTGTTGTTCTGAGTGCTCACAAACGTAATCATAAGCCCATGCATGAACAAACATATAATCATCACAGCGTTCGGAATCATCACCCCGGTCCTCGTCGCCTTCATATAGTTTACCGTCTACTTCAATCCGACCGTAATCATCATATGTACCGCGGACAGGAAATTCGATTGGATACCATTCGGAGCCAATGTGATCAAAATCTACTCCACGGCGGTACCGATGAGAATACTCGGCTTTCTTTACCTTGATGCCAACAATAGGATCGTTGTCCGTAATCTGCAATCCTGTTATCACGCAGCTTTTGTTAAAGCAACCCATATCAATTATCCTTGTATAGTTTGTTTGGATTTCGGAAAGTCATTAGATACCAAAAGTGTTTATTATAAGATACCTCATACATGTTATAGATTTTTACATTACCATCACGCAGTAGTTTTATTCTCTGATTTAAAGTTTTGGTATTACAAATAGCCGCCCAAGTAACGGCAACTAGTATTATAATTGTTATGAGACCACCAACGTCCATCGTTTCCATATCAATTATCCTTGTATAGTTTGTTTGGATTTCGGAAAGTCATTAGATACCAGAAGTGTGAATCCACAGAAACATTTTCGGTTCTTATTTTATGGTCCAATCTCAGCTTTATTCTCTGGCTTATAGTCCTATTACCACAGATAATCCCCCAGGTAGATATGACCAATGCCATGATTAACCAAGATACAGCGAGGTTAATCATGGCATTTCCGATTCGAACTCGAGTGCCTCTGCAAGAATAAACACGAGTTCTGTTGGGTTGAAGTCAAACGATTCGCCCTCATCTTCGCGATCATCACCATTATATCGAACATAACACGAGTCATTATCTACGACAAGAACAGCATCATCGTCTTCGAGCATTTTTAGCAAATCTTGGCTATTAGTATTCATATCATTTCTCCTACCATTTTCATATCAACCAGGGCTCCGTATTTTTCACGCACTGCTTTCATTACAATGCCTTTGTTACTTGTATCTATCGTGGAAAGGAAATCACGAACTTCATCTCGCGTTGCCATTGTAGGCAAAAGACCTTCGAGCACATCGAGTTCCTGAATGTCGGCGTGCTCATCTTCTTTCAATCGCTGCACAGTTTTCTTAATGTACTGAATTGCTTCATCTTCGGTTGTTTCTCGGCTTTTGCTTTTGCCGATCTTCGACACTTCTGCCACGTGAAATTGCATAATGGACCCAAGAGAGGATCGTGCTTTACGCAATTCCAAAGTTTTTGCTTTCAATTCGCTGATCATATTAATCTCCATTTTCATTAATAGTACTCCAAAAAGGAATACCGCCGTTAGTCAATTCACAGTCTACTTGGGCAATCGCCAGTCCGCCATTGGCCGAGCCTCCCCATACCCTTGCGAAACACATTCCAGTAGTTTGATCTTCGTAGAATTCCATGGAATTCATTCCATGCACTTTTCTTTGCATTCGAGGATTTGTTTGTTCCGTGCTTTGCTCAAGCTCGATTTGCGCGTTATTGGTACTTTGAACCGCAACAATAATCATAATAAGAGGAATGACTATCCAGAGAATTGTTATAGTTATTCTTTTCATTATGTATCTTTTTTCAATTGGTTGAGTTGTTTCTGGAGCTTTTCAATTTGTCGATTTTTGTACTCGACTGATCTTTCCAAACGCCGCTGTTCTTCAAGTTCTTTAGCACGAGTTGTAGAGGGAAGTTCTGCCCAATCTAGAACGCAGCAAACAGTTCCGACAGATATCATTTCATATTCTTCAACAACGCAGTCAGTATACCATGGTTTCTTTTCACGTTCTGATAGTTGAGATAGATGCGATGTAACATGACCGCGCTTGCTCCAAGTTTTGCCTTCTTTGGACCAAGACGGCCAAGTTCCTCCGGAACTGAAGAGCCCGGTTTCTGTATTTTTGATTTTAAACATTATTCTCTCCAAGCCCCTCTTTTAAACGCATTGTGAGAATATTCGCAGTCGTCCAAGTCTTTGAGGTTTCTGATGTGTGAAACTTCTCCGTTATTATCCATCAACATTACATCAAAGTCGGTTGGATCATTTTCATCAAGAGGACCATCTCGGTTCTCGGTTCGAACCCAAGTCACGACGCCTTCGCAATAGCCCTTGAGTTTCAACGGCTGTCCGGTGAAGATGTTTGTATCAATACAGGTAATAATTACATCACCAAAGTAGAGTCTTTCAAGTTCAGAAACTTTCATTTTATATTCCTTCAATATATAATAACTATATTATACCATTGATAAGCACATGTCAACCCTTACGATGCAGGAATAACTGTATTTCCTGCATCGCCAAACACTTCCAATACATATTCGAAAGATATCATTACGGTTTTTTCATCTTTACCATCGACTTTTTCCATGAGAAATGTCAAGTTTTGGTCATACGCCTGAGCATTTTCTACTGCTACTATTACATATTCTTTTAAATCGGGGTTAAGTTTATGAATGCCCGATGTCATGTGAGCGAGGTCTTCGACTTCTAAATCTTCTCTATATGATATCATTTCTTGCCTTTTTTTTATTATTTCATTATTCTTTCTTAATTCCCAGCCATTCTGCGCAGTCATCCCATTTCACATTTGAAGTGATATTCTTGCGAATGTAATCAAGCAACAAGTCACGCGGTTCGTTACCATCGACCATTCGGAATACGAATTGCGCATCTGTTCTGTTAGGAAGATGTGGTATAAATTCAAGTGCAATTCGTTTACGGTCGCCGTCATATTCGCGAGCTGCAAGTCCCATACCGTAAAGTCGATTTTGTTTTTGCTCGAAGGCAACCCAGAACTTTTTCTCGAAGTTACGGATACGTTTCATCTCGTGTTCTGGCATCATAGGAACCACATCATCCATGTTCTCGTGGACGATTAAATCCACGATGTTTCGGTCGAAACGCACGCGGTCCAGTGTCTTGTGAATACGTACATACCAGTCATTTTTTGCTTTGAACATATGTCCATTGGCAAACCGAACAATGTCGCCCTCACGATCTTCCGCTTCACGCTGGCGTGTTATATATTCCTCAAGATTTCCTTCGACGGAGCCGTAAGTAGGAACGACTGGGAAAAAAGCATTGCCGCGCATACCCTCGATGTCAAGATATTTGCCGCTGATATTTTCACGCATTGCGAGCAAAACTAATTCCGTTTTCGAGTAGTCGATCACGATACGGTTTTCCGGCGAGATAAACTCAAACAAAGGAGTTACGTTTTGCTTCATCATGATTTCCATCCAATTGAGCTGGGCCTCTGTCACATGTTCTTGGCATTGAATTGCAACATCAGATAGTCCCATCTTCGTAGCGACATGAAACTTACCTTCGCTATAGATAGGCCTAATCATGCTACCATCCATTTTTTCCATGATTGTATGATCACGTGACATATCAATATTCATAAACTGAGTTTCTTCGCGCTCACCAACATTGAAGAACTTATGGAATGGTCGGCTCATAAGTTTGCCGTCGGGAAAGAAAATCAATCCACGGCACTCTCGTCGCATGATTCCTTTGGGAATAGCTCGGCCGTAGTTGGACATCAGATCGTCTTCGTCGATATCGAACGTGTCTGGCATATTTACACTGTAATTGATTACAGTACCGAAGACTCGTTCCGCTACTACAAATTCCTTCCGACCTTCTACGGCAGGAAGCACATCGTCGATGTGTTTAATTTTAGGGAAGTTGTAAAACATTGTTCATTCTTTCATGTAAAAAGGGAGTAGATCATCGGTATAAACATCATGCACAAACCTAGTAATGCACAGCAAATAGATGCCCGAAACCCAGCTTCATCAGGTGAAACTGCATAGAATAGCCACGATGCACACAGGTATATTATTCCTATCATTCCTAACATCAGTCGTCCATCATGCTCAAGTCAATCGCAGCAACACGATCAAGAAGTTCTTGGTTGCGAGATTTCAGATCACAGAAGGAGCCGAAGAAGCGTTCAAAGACAGCAAGAAGGTTATCATAATCGCCTGACTTCATCCAATCAAGCACCATGGCTTCATCGAGTTCGAGTTGGCGAGCATAACCTGCAGCAATGCCCAGAAGAACAAATGCGTTTCCGTCTGGTCCATCTAGATCAACTGAGTGTCCGGTTTCAGACTTTTTACTAAGTGTCATGTTTTATCCTGTTATTTTATAGGGCGAACAAACACGTCGCGCCCAAAATATACTTTTGCTTTGCGTGTGGCATATGCCTTTGTCAGTGCATTTACGGTTCCGAGAACGGTTCCGTTAACTCCAGTTGATTTTACTTCCCAGTTCATGGTTTAACCTTTCGCGCGATATTCGTAGAAATAATAGCCAGGACGATCTTCGAAACCATCAGGAGCAGCAGGATTACAGTCAAGGAATTCTTTAGCTAGATCGGCGTTGTAAACGGAGAAACAAGCCTCTTCTTCCTTGTCGTCATAGCACCGATATACGATAAGATACATTTTTATCTCCTTTTCAACCTCTTATGAATATAATATACCATTCAGTTGCCAGTGTCAACCTGTTAATGTTTTTTGGCCCAATATCCGCCCCATTTATCTATATAAATGGAAACATTGGCTTCGTAGAACTCGTCGATGCATCCTAAGAGAAAAATGGTACCGGCATCTTTCCGACCCACATTATAGCCGAATAATGTTCCGTCTTCTTTATAGATAGGTTCGACAGTACCAGAAGTCTTGAAAGTGTAATCCATATCATTATTATCCTTTGTTCAATAATACTATATACCACTTTCAAGACCTTGTAAACCTTTACTTTCTTTTATCAGTTATATTATACTCCGAAGGCTCATTCACCGCGACGAATGTAGTATAATAGTCGTAGTAACTGCGAGATTGTTTTGATCTCTGCGACGATCTAATGGTACTGATTTTTGATTTGTCTGGCTTGATTGAGTTAATGATTGAAGTATAATCAAACGCCAAAGCATCTTTCTTATCTTTGAACAGTCCAATGAAATCCCCAGATGTATTAGTAGAAAGGGTATCCGGGATTTTATAATCTCTCGTTCTATCTGCATAATGGAAATAGTGGTCGACATAATTTATGAATTGCATTGGATCAAAGGTCTGTTTCATTTCATCCATGACATCGCCGCCATATTCCGAAGCAAGTTTCATCAGACCTTTACGAATAATTACAACAGACCTGTCGACATTGCCGTGAGAATCAA